GCCGCGCCGATGGCCTCTCGCCCGGCAAAGGTGATCGCGCTGGGGCTGCGCAGGCCGTCGAATCCCAGGCTCGGGACGTGCAGCATGTCCGCGCTGTCCAGCGTGTATGCCGGCCCGCCGTCCGAGGGGTTGATGCGGTACAGCACCTTGTCGCCCTTCTTGAACGGATCCACGCTCAGCGGATGGTGAGGCTTGAGCGCGATGATCTTGGAGCTGCGCACGCTGGAGCGCACCAGCTCGGCGAAGCCGTCCCCCTCGAAGAGCTTGGCGCTCATCAGGTACTCCCAGAACGTGAAGGCGGACCAGACGCCGCCCGCGTTCTCGTTGAGCAAGTACCAGTAATCGTGGTCCACCTTCTCGCGCGTGTCTCGCTCATAGATCGAGATGGGAAGCGAGGCGATGGCGCCCGCGACCAGCGAGACGGCGGCATAGACCACCGACACGCGCATGGCCGTTTCCTTGGTCACACGCACACCGGCCGCCGAGCGGCTCGAAGCGCCCAGCAGGTTCGCCAGTTCGCCCATGGACGTTCCGCTGCTGGTTACCTCGTTTTCGCCCAGCGCCAGCAGGCCGGCGCGCTCTGCCGCACCCTCGCGGCCCGCGATCCAGCCGGACAGCACGCGGCTGCCGTGCTGCTGAGTGGTCATATTGAAAGTCTGTGTCATCCCAGCTCCAGTGAGTAAATCGCCGGGCCGGCCTTCGCCTCCGGATTCAGGGCCATGAGATACACGGCATCGAAAAGGGCCATCAGCAGATCGATCTTGCCGACGCCGCTGGCCTGCTTGGTGATGGTCACGGCGTTGCCCTGCATCACCGTCTTGGCGTTGCCGACGCACCAGGCCATGAGGGCGCTGCCGCCGTGCACCAGCTTCCTGGCAGCGACGTGGCGCTCGGCCGTCTTGATCGCGCCGTTGAGCTGGTAGCCCTGCGGGATGCCCACCACCTGGTCTGCCTCCACAGGCCCCGGCTCGTCCTCTGTGCCCACCAGGGCGTCATAGATGGCGCCCAGGCCCAGGCGGTCCACGCCCACCTTGTCGAGCAGGCCCGTGTCCACGATCTGCTCCACGATCTGGACCACCTCCTCCACGTCCTGGCCGACCCGATCCACCAGCACCAGGTCTCCGGCCTTGATGAAGTCGCGGTACTTGGACTCCTCGGACTTGCGTCGCTCCAACGCGATCTGGTGGATCCAGCCGCGGCCCCAGGAAAGCCATTTCCCGGTATCAGCCTCGCGGCCAACCACAGCCAGGCCGAGCAAGTCATCCAAGCCGCCGCCATCGATCCCGACCTCTACCACTTCGCTGCGCTCCAGCAGCTCCTCCAGCGAAAACACGGGGATGGCCGCAGCCTCCCAGAAGTCAGCGCCAGCCCAGCGGTCGGAGCGCAGGTTGAGCCCGATCTCGACGTTGAGGTGCTTGGCCCAGAACTCCTTAAGTCCCTGCTCGCCCTTTTCCTCGGCCTCGCCGTGCAACTGCGTGATCCGCTCGATGTCCACGGACGCGCCCCAGTTGGGGTTGGTAACGTGGGCATTGGCCAGATCCTTGTGCGCCCCCGCCTCCAACATGTGGCGCGGGAACTCATAGATGATCGGCAGGAACTTGCGGTCCACCTTCTCGCCGTCGCGGACCTTGCGGGCATAGGCAAGCTTGTCCTTGAACACACCCGCTGGCGGTTCCTCCGACTGCGTGGTCGCGTAGATCACGAAGCCCTCGGGCCTGGATGCCAAGCCGCCCGTGGCCTCCAACAGCATGTTTGAGGCACGGCCCTTCTTGCCGAATTCGTGCAACTCATCCACGAAGACGAAGCCGGCCTTCTTGCCCGTGACCGTCGCCTCGTCGGCGGCCACCACCTTGAGGAACGCTCCAGTGTCCTTGTGGGTGACCAGGCGGTGGTAGTCCTGGACCTTAAGCATGTCCGACAGCTCCTCATCGGCTTTGATGAAGGCGCTGATCGGCTTGTAGCTGTTGTTGGCCACCTCCAGCGTCGGGCTCAAGATCAGCAGCTCGGCCTCGTCGCGCCAGTTCATCAGCAGCGCCGTCAGCATGATGGCCGCTGCAATAGTGCTCTTGGCGTTCTTCTTACTGACCATGAGGAAGTACTCATTGATCAGACGCCGGCCCTCGGGGCTTTCCGCACCGAAGATCGTGCGCACCAGATCTCGCAGCCATGGGCGAGCTACCTCACCAATCGTCACGCCGCCCAGGTCCACCAGCTTGAACTGGCTGCAAATCGACCAGGCCTCATCAGCTACGCTGGGGAACAGGGGCGGAGAGACGATCAGGCTTTCGCCCGCGACGATGCGGCGCTCCCAATCGGGGCACGAAGTTGTCCATTCCATTGCGATCTCCAGCGTTGACGCCGGAAACCGGCTATGACTTGCCACCCTGCAATGCAGTCAGTGCAGGCGGCTGGCGGCGACCGAAGCGTGACTCACGGTTTTTCTTGCGCTCCGCTTCAGCCTCCTGCTTCGCGCTCTTGGGCGCCGGCTTGGGATGGCAGTACTGCGCCGCCAGCGTGGCGGCCTGCATGCGCAGCGGTGCCGGCAGATCTGGGTTGCGCATCACCCCCAGCAGGTAGTCCAGCGGCATGAGGCCAGAGAGGTCCGGCTCAGGTTCGGGCGGCGCTGGCCGCTCCTTGCCAAAAGGCCAGGTCGGCGGCGCGTCCTCTGGCTTGAAGCCTTCGGCGTCCACGCTGGGCGGCGCGCGCCGCTTGTACTTCCTGGGCTCAGGCGCCTGAGCGTCTGCTGTCGGCGCGGCTGGCGGCGTCTTCTTTGGGCGGCCAGCACCGGGCCGAGAGCCCCCTCTTGCCATGGCTCACCTCTTTGATTCTTTGATTTCTTTGATTTCCGCGATTCCCCAGAATTCAAAGGTCCGAATTTCCCTGCTGTCGCAACGGGTTGCAGCCGAAACCTCATGTGGCCGACTGCCCCGAAACAATCAAACAGGGGGCTTTTTTGTGCGCGTGCGGAACAGGGCGGTATCCAGGGAGAGGCCTCTCAGCCTTTGACCCCGCCCCCTCCCCTCGCCCGCCCCGGCGATGCCCCTGGCTCGCGTCAGACGGGCTCAGGCGCGGCGATCAGCCCTCGACCGATCACCGGCCTCGCGGGCCGTCTTCTCGACGTGGCAGCCGCGCTTGTTGCCCTCTGCGTCGTAGCTGACGCACAGGCACTGCCTGTTGTCGTCGGTGTCCTCGCCGCCCTGCCACAGCGGGACGATGTGATCCAGCTCGAAGGGTCGGGACGTGCCGGGCGTGATGTCGATCAGTTCGCCGCAGCAGGCGCAGTGCGGACCATCTCGCAGCCAGATCCTCAGCCGGGCCTCCTGTCTGGAGCGCCCTCGGACACGGCCAGTTGCCCCCAGGCGCGGAGCCTGCTGCAGCCTGCGGGAGTCGGCCTTCTGGATGCGCAGCGGCAGTGCGCTGATGCGTGGTCGCTGAGTCATGACAGCTCAGCGGATCGCCACGCCCTCGGATTTGAGGGCGTTGAACTCATCACGGCTCACCCTGCGCTCCACGATCTCTGCGGCCACGAAGCTGAGCTCCACGACGCCGGCCAGTTGCCCAACGCCACGCGGGGTTTCGAGCTTCAGCACCTGGCCGATGGGGTGGCCATTCACGAAGATCAGGCGCCTGACGCCATCGTGGAGGATCTCCACCTTCTGAGCCGAGTCGTGCGCCTGAGCCTTGGCCTGCGCCGGGATGATTCGCTCCACGTCATCTTCGACATGGCTACAGACGACGCCTTCGGCTTCTTCGATCTCGGACACGGGGATCTCCTTGAGGGGCGGATAGGAGCCGCCACGCAGCCCTTGCACCCCATGCGCAATGCATGCTTTGCCGAGTGCACCTGGTGGCGGCGGAAACGAAAAAGCCACCCGAAGGTGGCCTTTGACACTTAGTCAAAACCAATACGCTGATACTAATGCTGTCCATTGCCTGACATCAAATAGCGAAAATCATGCCAATGTCAACTCCAAGAGTCTCCCACCTACAGAGATCTAACTCTGAAGACGCATTGGAAGGTCGCCACTAGCTTGATGCAATACTTGTACAGGATCGCGCATCAACGCAGTCCAATCATGCTGCCGCAGCTTCGGCAGCAGTTAGATCCGGCAGAGGCGAGACACGCTTCCACTCAACGGCGGCCGTGCTTGCGGTTGAAGAGCCCGGCTTGGGTACGCCAACCCATGCAGTGCCATCTTCCGCAACAGCAGAATAGACGGTGACGCTCCTCCCGCTGACCTCAACATCCGTTACGCGAATTGACGCAAATTTTCTCTTCCTGCTCATTACCACTCCTTATAAAGCAGTGAGATTTATAGCACAGAGCGCCACATCAGGCATAGCCAATTCAATTGCCAGGCAACAACTATCCTGAGCTATGATTCTTTCTCACATCATTGCCTGGAGGGTGTAATGACATTCGATGTTGCAGATGAACTTATTTCCGTTTTGCACTCATCCGCCAATACCGCTGTAAGAGTTGGCGCCGCTGAAGGCCTGGGAGAGCTCGGAGAAATCAAAGCGCTTGAGCCTCTTCGCAAAGTCATGAAGTCATCAGAAAACTCTGCGCTGCGTGCAGCTGCCGCTAGAGCGCTGGGTAGAGCAGCCTATCTGTGTAAAAAGTAACCGGCAACCCTTGGATTGAAGGGGGAAGCGAAAAAAGCCCGCTGGCGAACCTGGCGGGCTTTTTCTTTGGGCGCGTCTTTTCATCTCTTGCTCACCGAAGCCGCTACGGGCAGTCATCGGAGTGCTGGACGGTGACGCCGGCATGCAGACTTTCTCATGCGAACCGGCAGTCGCAATTCTAACAACAGATTTCAGGCGGTCAATGGGTCGAGCGTGTTTTTGCGCCGATGCGGCCGCCAGCGTCCTGCATGCAGCTGTCCATGTAGCGCATCGCCCTCTCACCCACGGCGCCCTCAGGCGGCGGCAGCACCCCCTTCCCGGCGCAGGCCATGCACTTGTCGTCCGACAGCTCTGTGTCGCTCCAGCGCTTGAGCATCAGTCCACGGCCAGAGCACAGCGGGCACTTTGGGGAAAGCCACTGCAGGATGATCTGATCGACCGCGCTGTCGGGCATGCCGTCCAGCAGCAGTTTGATGGCCAGGTGGCGGCGCACACTGCGGAGCGACTTGAGCGGCTGGACCAGCATTCGCATCTCGCTGTCATAGCTGGCCTGCAGCCTGTCCTTGGCCGCCTTCGTGCTGCTGGCGGTCACCTTGGTGATGCCCTTGCCCATGGAGACGCGGGCGGCGTGGAACACGTCGCTGCGCGAGGGCTTCTTCGGCAATCGGCGGCCAGCGCCATCAAATTCAGCCTGCAGGCGCATCAGCGCCGCGCCGAACTGCTGGGGCGCCCAGGCCACAGCCATCAGGTAATCCACATCGCCCGTGGTTCGGGCGTCCACGCGCAGGGACATGGAGTGCGTCGCGGCTGCATATAGCTCTTGCGTCGTTGGTGCTTCGCTCATCGTGATCTCCTCAATTGCCCATCAAGCGCTGCACGGTCACGTTCAGCGCGTCCATTTCGTCCATCTTTCGGATTGCCCAGGAGCGGCGCTGGCCGTGCAGGCCAAGCAGCGCGCCACGGTGGCAGCTCTCGCACAGCGCAATGCACACGTACTGGCGGTGCTGCTTGACGTGATGCGCCTCGCTTGGGCCCGGGGCGTCACACACGCTGCAGGGCAGCTCCTTCACGGCAGCCAGGTGCTCGCGCTCGCGGTCGTTGAGCTTGTTCAGCATGGGGACACCTCCACCACGACACGGCCGCCAGGCGTCTCGCCCCGCGTGATGCTCAGGCTCCAGTGCTTGTCATCCACGCCCAGCACGTCCGCCAGCCCGTCCAGGCCGGCCTTCATGCGCGCCAGGGCGTTGTCCAGGTCGTAGGCGCGGCGGCTGGGGGCATGGAACGTCAGGGCCAGGTGCAGCTTCTGCGCCTGGATGCGGCGCACGCCCTGCTGAACAGCGGCATAGGCACAGGCATGCCGGTAGTTCTTCTTGGCCTTGGCCAGGCTCGCCCAGTGCAGGCGAGCGTTCGGGCTCAGCTCCTTCGGAGGCCATGGGAGTTCGATCCTCATCGGCAAAGCCTTCCATCGGTCCACTGTGCCGCGCCGATGTACGCGCATGCGACGCAAACACCAAGTGCGGCAGGCAGGCCATGAAAGCGCTCGGCCAATGCAGTGAGCACGGCGATCACTGCCCAGGTGGAGAGGTGCAGGAACAGCTTCATGCAGCATCTCCCGCAAAGGCTTGCTCTCGCATCACATCGCGCAGCGCCAGCCGCAGAGTCTTGAGCGAGCCATAGTTCGCGATCACGCGGTCGGGGTTGAACTGGCTGCCGTCCGTGTCGCTGACGTGGCCTGTAGCGCCAGCCGAGACACCGGGGCGCTTGACCTGCCAGATCTGTCCACCCAACTCGCGGACCATCGCGGCTTCGTTCGGGAAGCGGCAGTCCGTGATCACCCAGAACAGGCCAGCCCCTTCGCCCTGCAGCACCTCGCGGGCGCGCTGGACGAAGTACTCCGGGTCCTGGGCGCGGCGGTAGTCACCCCACCATTGCAGAATCTGCCGGGGGCTGCGCGCCGCATGCCAGTCCTCGCCCGCCTTGAAATCACGGAAGCCGGCGTCCTTGCAGAAGTCGATGGCCATCAGGTACGAGGCGCGCTCCTTGGTGTCCCTGCGCTTGAGATCGTCCTCGCTGACATCCCAGGCCTCAGCCACCTCGGCATACAGCGCATCGGCGAATGCCAGCCTGCAGGCGGGAAGCATGCCCGCAACCGTGTCTTTCCCAGCGCCAGCAGCGCCACAAAGTGCGATCAATCGCATCACGCTCCCCTCCCTTGGTTTTGGATCAGCCCAGCAAACAGGCCAGCAGCGGCCCCGAAAGAAACGAATTCGCCGCGGCGCGTCTTGCTCACGGTCTGCTTGCTGATGCCCAGCTCAGCCGCCAGCTCAGGCCCTGTCTTCGGGCTAGTTGCGATGAACGCGATCAGCTCCGGCGTGACAACTGCCCGCTTACGGTTGATCGCTCGGTTGGCCAGAATCCGGCGCACCGACCCTTTGAGCTTCCCCGTGTGGCGAATCCAGTCCCCCAGCTCCTTGTCCGAAGTGCAGCGGATGTGCGCGGGATTGCAGCAGGCCATCTCGGAGCACACGCCGTATGCGCTCCAGCCGGCCGGGATGGGGCGACCGGTCTTGCAGTGCCAGACTGCGCGGGGGCCGTTCTGGGTGGACATGCAGTCCTGCCCCTTCGTGTAGTTGGGCGCGTAGATGTTGGCGCGGCCGTCGGGACGCAGCGCGCCCTTCCACAGCCAATGTCCGTCCTCTGTGACCACGCAGCGGCCCTTGATATCTTCGAGCGTGCGCATGGTCAGAAGTCCTCCGCGTACTTCTTCGAGCCACCGGCATCACCCTTCGATGGAGCGGCCAGCGAGGCGGTGGACTGGTTCCACAGCTGGTACTGGCCCTCGAAGTGCAACGCAAGCTCGCCCTTGCGACCGCCACGGGCCTTGCCCAGACTGCAACCCTTCAGGGTGCAGCCGTTGTCGGCGGGCGCGTGGTCCCACAGGAAAATGATCGTGTCCGCGTCCTCTTCGATCGCGCCGCACTCCTTCAGGTCCGACATCTGGGGGCGCGGGTTCGTGCGCTTCTCCACGTCGCGGTTCAGCTGGCTCAGCAGCACGACCGTGATCCGCAGCTGCTTGGCCAGGCGCTTCAGGCCGCGCGTGATGTCTTCGAGCTGAGTGCGTCGCTCCTTGCGCGGATCGCCCTGCATCAGCTGCAGATAGTCCACCACCAGGGTCTTGATGCGGTACTTGCGGACCAGACCGCGCGCCTTGGACGTGACCTCGGCCAGGGTCAGTCCCGGCACGTCGTACAGGTACAGCGGCAAGTCGCGGATGGCCTCGACAGCCTCAGTGACACGCGCCCACTCGTCGTCCGTGAGCTGACCAGTCTGGATGCCGTCGAGCGGCACGCGCCCCTTGTTCGCGACCGTGCGGTCCACGACCTCATCGTTTTCCATCTCCATGCCCAGGAAGGCCGTGGGGATGCCTTCGGCAGCCTGGCGCTCGGCGATCTGCTGGGCAAGGCTGGACTTGCCGACCGACGGGCGCGCGGCGATCACGACCAGCTTGCCGTCCGCGAATGCGCTGGGAGCCATCCGGTCCAGGCCTGGAAAGCCAGAGGAGCGGCCTGCCTTGGTCTTCCCGTCGGCCCGGCTCATCAGGCGGTCAATGAATCCGCCAGCGAACGCGGAAACAGGCTGGGGCTCGGTGCCGGCCTTGCTGTCCAGCACGCTCTCCAGCGCCAGCACCGAAGAGCCCACACGCTGCTCGATGGTCTGCGAGCTGTCGCCAGCGAGCTCAGACACCTGGAAGGCAGCGGACCTGAGAACGCGCTCCTTGGCGTATCGGGCGATGGTCTCCGCATGCGTGGGCACGGCCCGGATGTAGCAGTAGCTCTGAGCGATGGCGTGCACATCGTCCCACTCCACCTCCTGGCCACGCAGATCCTCCATCACGGCCACAAGGTCCACGAACTTACCGGCCAGGATCAGCTTCTCAGCCGACAGCCACAGGGTCCGGTGCAGCGGAACACAGAAAGCGTCGGCCGAGATAATGCCGGCTGCAATGTCGTAGGCTTCAGGGCCGTTGGCCAGCACAGCGCTCAGCACCGCGCACTCGGCCTCGCTCGAAAACAGCAGCTCCTCGTCGGGCAGGTCAAAGGCGTTCATGCTGCCTCCCGTGCCGCTGCAGCTGCGTCAGCCACGCGCTTCGCCTGCTGGCCTTCGCTGGTCCACTGCGCCGGCCCGTCAGCGTGCACCGTCCAGAACCTGTACCAGCGATCCCGCACCGAGTTTGCGAACACGGCAGGCCAGTCCTTGTACTTTTTGTCCTTGCGCAGGCCGGTCGTGTGCTCCTCGCGAAAGCGCAACCAGGCGATCTGCGCCATGTCGTCGCTGATGCCGGCGTCGGTCATGTCCTGGCGGATGTGGTGGTCCTCAGGAATCGGCTTCACGTTCTGCGCCTTGCAGTCAGCCAGGTAGGTCTTCAGCGTGATCGACTTCGAAGCGGGTGGGGAAGAGCGCGAGCCCTCGCGCGTCTCTCTCTCTTTATCTTCTTCTTTATCTTCTTCTAGGCCGTTACCTTGGCGTTGCTGTAACGTTTCATCGCCGTTTCCATCTTCGTTACCTGAAACGTTTCCACCACCGTTACCAGATTCGGCCTTCTTCTTCTCGCGGTGCTTGGCCACGCGCGCCGTGCTGTTGTCGCTGCGCATCTGGCGCTTCTCCCAGCCCAGGGGTTGCCAGTCCTCTGAGATCAGGCCACCGGCAACCAGACGCTTCTTGACCTCGCGGATCACAGCGTGGTCAATCCACATGCGCTGAGCGACGATGCGGTCCATCAGGTCGGGGGCGGCGCCGCTGTCGAGGGTGCCGTCGCACTTCAGCGCCAGCAAGCCGATGAAGTGGCGTTGGTCTTCAAATGCCAGGGCGATGATCTTGGGATCGTTGAGGAACTCGGAATACATCCGGAACCAGGGGTAGCTGCCTGCGTTGCTCATGCCTGGCTCCTCGCGTTGTCCGCCGCGTGCTCGGCGTCAAGGGCAATGGCCACGGCCTGGAGGGCAGAAACCGCCTCGGCGATCTCGCCGCGAATGTCGGCGCGGTCGTTGTCGCTGATGTTGTTGTCCGCCTTGGACCGCGTGACCGCCATCAGGACATCGGCACACTCACGAACGGCCACGGCAGAGGTCTTGGTCAGGCACTTGGGGCCGTCTTCGCTGCGCGCAGGCAGCGCCAGCATGCCGGCCTTGAACGAGAAGACCGTTCCCAAGGCATGCGCCTCGGAGCAGTTCGCCTCGCGGCACATGTCCGCGATCAACTCGGCGTCCAGCAGGCCGATCTTGTGATGGGCCGACGATCCGCTCAGCTCCTTGCGCAGCACCTCGTCGGACTTGTTGAGACGAGCGGCCAGGGCCGGACGGCCACCGGGATAGTTCGCAACCATGCGTCGCAGGGCATCAAGGGAGTTCATGTCCGGGCTCCAGAAAAAAGGACGTTGCGGCCGTTACCGCTGGAAACGAAACTCGCTGCATGAAAACCAAAACAACGAGTGAAACGAATGAGAGAGGTGCCCGCCACACCCTGGGCTATGCTGGGAGTTCCTACACAACCAGCGCCAAGGAGGGCGGACATGAGCGAAGAAATTTCGATTGCAGAACTGCGCGGGCAAATAGAGGCCATACGCTCTACTCAGCTCGCCCTGCTTCTGGCGCTTGCCACTCAGCAGGATCTGGACTTGCCAGGGGTTGCACGGGCAGCACGCAGCTTTGCGGCGAAGTCGGATGCCCAGGGGGAGACGCTTGCCGCGCTGAATGCGGAGCTGGCAGTGCTCGACGCTCTTGCGGCCCTGCCAAAGAGGTGAACTCATGCAGCTGGCTCAGCGTTGCCCCAGCTGCGCCAGCCTCACTCAGAAAACCTGCAAGGTCGCCAGTGCCGTCGTACTTGGCGCTGATGCGCACCAGTTCCTGGGAATCAGCCATGGGTGGCCTCCTGGGTCTGGAGCGTGGGCTGCGCCAGCTCGGGCAGAGGGGCGTCGCCGTAGAGGTGATCGAACGTCAACACCAGCCCTAGCCCGCCTGCGTACTCGATAAGCCGCCGCGCCCGCGGGGTGGGCATCATCTGCCCATGCTCGTAGTAGCCAATGTTCCCCTGGGTGCAGCCGATGACTTGGCCGAGCGCCTGCTGGGTGAGGCCAAGACGCTTGCGAATGGGCTTGAGGTTCTTCATGTCCAACATCATAAGTCGGACTGCTAACTAATTCAACAGTCCGACTGTTTTGAATTCATGAGCCCTACTAATACCCTCAGTGAATGCCCGCTTTGCCCCTGACCCTCGAACAAAAAGAAGACGCCGCGCGCCTGAAGAAACTCTTTCTGGCCTGGAAGACGGACCGCAAAGCCCGGGGCGAACCAGCGTCTCAAGACGCCTTCAGTGACCTGGTGGGCATCACTCAAAGCGCCGTCAGCCAGTACCTGAACGGCGCCATCCCCCTGAACCCCGCTGCCGCGGCGAAGTTCAGCAAGGTGCTCGGCTGCCAGATCAGCGAATTCAGCAGCACTGTGGCCAGCCTGGCCAGCGAAATCGGAGAGGCGGCAACTCCGATGGCGTCGAGTGATTCGCCTCCGCGCATGGACATCACAGAGCTGTCCCGAGCGGAGGCGCAGCTTGTACTGACATTCCGCGAGCTCCCAGAATCAGCCCGGGATCAACTCGCGGCTTTCGCTGGTCAGCTACGGCAGGAATCGGCGACCAGAACACTCCGCGCGCCGCCGGCGCCGAAGCAGGCGCCTGTCAAGCGCTCGCGCAGGGTCGCCGAGCCCGTGGATCACTAAACAACCGCCCGGCCTGGCCCGAGAACCTGCGGGATGTCATCCCAGTGGAGTACGGGAACCAGCTGAGTAGATCGCCGCCTGACCAATGCGCCCAGCGCCACCAGGTCTTCGATCTCCTCCGGCGTCAGCTTTGGGGATAGCTTCGCCACCACCTCCGCATACACGTCGATCACGAAACGGGGCTTGGGGAGCGGCCCGTTGTGCTCCTTGATCATCTCGATCAGCTGCGTTGCATCCATTTGTCCGATCCTCCTTGACCGCCTCTACACCGCGGGCTTGTATCAACTCCCCTATCGCAAGCTGCCGATAGGGCTCACCGAAAAGCAATGTGTGCGCACAGGCACAGCACATCGCCGCCAAACCAGCCAGCTGCTGCGCCGTGGGCGAGCTCTCGCCCCGCTCCCATTTGGAGATGGTCTGGCGCGTAACCTGCAGCGCTTCAGCCAAATCATCCTGTGACAGCGTCACCTTCGTGCGGGCTGCCTTCAGTCGTTGGCCGAACAGCTTCTTTGAATCGTGGTTCATAAGAATACCTGTTGTTTTATACAGTGTTGCACAGACCCCGAGCCGGTGCAACAGCAATTTGCCCGCAACGGCGCGCAACGCAACGCCCCGTTGCGCAACGCACAGTTGCGTTGTCAGAAGCCCAATGCGGATGCCGTAGGCGTGCTATCAAATTAAGTTACATGCAGAAAAATTAGCCTGACTGTTGACTTATTTTATAAGTCCGACTGATAATTCAACCCAGCGCGACACAAACAGGTTGCGCCGGGTGAGGTGATCGGGCCGCGCTCTACCGGATCTCTAACAACCTGCCGCCGATGTTGCTGGCCCTACCTGCAGGGCCTTCGTCCGGCACATGCACCAGCGGGCTCGGGCCGCTGCTCTGCTCTGGCAGTCCTGCCAGGCCACAGTCCGCCAAAGCGCGGTAGACGGGTGAATTGGTGAGGCAAACAGGGTTGCCAAGAACAGCAAAGCCCTCCGGCACCGCCGGCGCCAGCCCTGAGCGACATCAGGGCGCAAACCAAGGGGTTCAGCGCCAGCTGCAGAGCCCCTTGGCTTGAAGTCGCGTGCACCCCCTGGCGGGGTCGGATCTGCAAAGGCTTGGTGCACACCAGCGACTCTTTTCACCCACGGCGAAACCTGAGCCGCCAGAACGCTCAGGGATAACGAATGGAGGCTGTCATGTAAGCGCATCTTCACAACAAAGCAAATAGTTGATTTGGAGTTGTCCGCCCTGGCGACGTTAAAGGCCAGGACCATCACAGATAGGGAATGCGCGGGCGACGCGCGGGGAATGGAAGCAACCGGAGCGACAGACTTCCTAGGCCGTACCCGCGAGGGCGATGCGGCTGCCATGAAAAACAGCGCTCGCTTCTGTGCCGGGATCGCGTCCGGCCCCTATCTGTGATGGCAAATCGTGACAGGTACTTGCCCACCTGCAACCAGTGAAAGTCTGGCGCTTACACGCAGAGGGAAAGCCGGGGCGAACACGGCAGCCATCACCTCACCTCAGTTTCGCCGGGCCAGGGCCTTCACCACCACGCCATCACTCCCTTGCGCGCCGCCATGCGGCACCGGCCTTTGTCTCTGTCCCGCCCGCATCTCGCGGGCGTTTTCGTTTCCGGCCCCACGGGCCACATCCCCAGGAGATCCGCATGCTGAGCTACGTGAACATCCACGGGCGGCCCGTGAGCGTCGCCCCCCCCATCGAGGTCAAGAAGAAAGCCCGCGCCCAGCCCGATGCGTTCCACAAAGGTTGGCGCGTCATGGGCATCCCGCCTGGCAGCCTGGAGAAGGCCCGCGAAGAACACATCAAGAAGGCGCGCGACGCGGAAAAGCGCGGCAAACCGATTGCGGATTTCGACCAAGGCGCTTGGATCGCAAAGGCGAAGAAAAAGCCGGTGCGCTCCAAGCCCTACGAGGTCATGACGGCGGCCATGCAATGCAAGGCGCTGGCCGAGCGCGGCGGATGGCTGGCACTGGAACTGGCCGAGGTCACGAAAGGAGCTGTCGATGATTCGCGTTACTCCTTCTGAGCCCTTCTGCGATGACCCGGATGTCCGCTACCTGCGCGAATCCCCGGAGCCACTTGCCGAGCAGGAGCGCATCCCGGGCCGCTGGCTTGTCGCCGTGCTTCTGGCCCTGATCGTCCTGTCCTGCAGCGCCTGCAGTGCGGCAGACGCGGCACAGGAGCCCAGCGCCAGCGCGGCAGACCTCAAGCGCGCGGCCATGTCGGCCTGGGCCTGCCCCGGGATGTACGCGCAATGGGAAGGCCCTGTGGTCACCTGTCTTCGGGAGCGGCCGTGATGCGCTCGCTTCTCCACATCTTTATCTGGTCCGCCGTCTGCGCGGGCGCCATCGCTGCGGCTACGGCTGCCAAAAACCTCTACCCCATCTGACCATGTTCACCAACCTCACCATCTATCGCATTGCCTCCTCCTGGGCGCCCGACTTCCAGGCCATCGAAGCCGCGCTGGCAAAGTCTCCGTTCGCCGAGTGCGGGCCGACACAGGAGCGGTCTGCCGGCTGGACCCCGCCCCGTCGCGAAGAGCCCGGCGCCCTCGCGGAGAACATCGGGGGCCAGTGGATCTTCCGCTTCATGACCGAGGCCAAGATGCTGCCGGCCAGCGTGCTCAACCGCCGCGTCAACGAAAAGGCTGCCCACATCGAGGCCACCGAAGGCCGCAAGCCCGGCAAGAAGGAAAAGAAGGAACTC